TCCCAGTCTTCCATGACTGTATTAGCAAGGAATCTATCCGAAAGCATTTCTAATTCCTTCTCAGCATACTCTCTGGTCTCTGCTTCCAACCAAACATCAACTACCTTACCCAATCTAAGTTTCTTGATGTCTAACTCAGACAATCGCTTACAGGCATCTCTCACGGCATTGCCAGGAGAGTCATCAACCTGTGATCGTAGTCGGATGAATACTAATGCTTTAAACTTCATACCATCTCCTCCAACTTAACAAGACTTCTTAACTCAAGTCCAACCTCTTTTAGTTTTTCCTCACCACCTTCTTGCCTATCAACAACAGACACCACTCGATTTACAATATATCCTGATGCTCGCAATACATTTGCTGCCTTAATAGCAGAACCTCCAGTAGTAATCACATCTTCCAATACAGTAATTACAGTTCCTTCTGGTGGTAGTGGACCTTCTATTTGAGATATCGTGCCATGCCCCTTAGGTTCTTTCCTAATGATAAGTCCAGTTCCTTTCTTAATCATTGCAAGACCACTCACAAGAGGGTCGGCACCCAATGTAAGACCTGCCACAACATCAGTGTCAATATGCTCCAACATTGCGTATGAAATAAGTTCTAAAGAACTACCTGTAAGTATCACAGGTTTACAATTTATATAATGCTCACTAGACTTACCAGAAGATAATGTGAAATTACCTTTTCTATAATACTGCCTTAAAATTCTAATCAATTCTTCTTTCATTTGAATTCACACTCCACCATAATTTCAGTGAGACAAGCAAGCATGTTTATTTCCTGGTCTGCCACGAATGCAGACTGATACTGATACTTAGCAAGAACAAGCACAGCAGCAGGAATGCTATTGTTTTCAAGGGAAACATAACAAGCATCGTAAACACGACGCAAAAGTACAGTAGTATCGTTGTCCAAATTAGAAACGATCCACTTACGAACTTCCGCAAAGTTCTTAGTTTTAAGGTTTTTAATAAGATCATTTACTGCGACATCTGAGAACGATGCAAGAATGCCCGAATCAATCGTACCACCCACGGAGTATCTTTGACACTCATTGAGGACTCTTCTCCAATCGGGAAAGTGTTTGTTGATGAGCTCAACAAGTACTTTGTTTTCATATTGAACTCCTTCTTTATCGAGGATTTCTCGAATCCGTTTAAAAAACTGGGCAGCAATTGTTTGTCGGTCTTTTCCCTTAATGCCAAATTCAACGACGGCACAACGAGAATGGAGGGGTTCAAGGATTTTGTTTTTGTAGTTGCAGGTAAAGATGAATCTGCAATTGCCAGCGAACTCCTCAATAAACGCCCGTAACAGGAGTTGTACATCATTGGATGTGTTGTCAGCTTCATCAATGATAATGACTTTGTGTTTAGAATCTGACGTAAGCGATACGGTCGAAGCGAAATTCTTCGCATTGTTTCTGACAGTATCCAGGAATCTCCCTTCATCGGATCCATTAATAACATATACATCTACTCCAAGTTCTCTACATAATGCCTTTGCTACTGTTGTTTTACCGATGCCTGGAGGACCGGCAAGTAGCATATTAGGAATCTCACCTTTATCTAGGAAAGATTGAAACGTATTCTTTGTACTCTCTGGAAGAATACACTCTTCAATAGTTTTGGGTCGGTATTTCTCGACCCAAAGGAATTCATTACGCATAATCATAATCAATAATAAATTTATCTTTTAAGTGCCAATGAATATCATCATGCACTTGTTGCATTGCATTGTGTTTGATTGCCCAGTGATCATCATCCTCATTGATGAGGACAGTGACTTGGGTTTTCACATCAACCCTAATTGCTTTCATTACACCCACTCAGGTTTACGATGGGGAAGACGAATATAATTATCGCATACCCAAGGTTTAGATGCAATATACATTTTATAAGCCTCAATAGTAGAGATACTATCATCGAACTTATACTCCTCAGGCATTGCACGAACAAAAGGAGTGTGATCATCCCACTTCACATAAGGAATGATTTCGTCAGCAGCAAAGAGAGTCCTATAACAAGTATGGCATTTACCATATCGATTAAAATACTCTTCGCATAATGCAATACCATGAGCAAGCAACCACCTAGTATTTGCTACAGTCTCATTAGCCCATATAGTGCATGGGTGATTACGGAACGCTCCCTTCTCTGTAGCATAGGGGTTGCCGTCTTTTTTGGGCAATGTGCCGTAACTATGTCCCCACTTATCTGATGCAACGATGGCAAGCATCTGGCATGTCTCCAGAGGCATCTTGACGATGTGCTTGTCTGGTAGGACAGAAGCAGATTTCCATGGAGACTCATCAGTGACGAAAATGTTCATGATAAAAGTTTACTAAAACTAATTGCCAATAAAAATCCTAACATTAACACAATATCCCATGATCTTGTTCTAACAAAAAATGGAATTGATAGCGTATCAGCAATAACATTCATTATTACGCCAGTAGTCAAATTAACGTGTAGAACTACAAAATAGGCAACAATAACCATAATGCTACCCGCAACTCTCATTCCAGTAAGAGTTTTCATCCAAAACTCGAATCAGGTTCTAAAGCAATATAATACTTTAGATCATACTTAGTGTTAGTAAATTTAGAAAGCAACTTTGAAGAGACAACTACGTCATAGGCACCAGGAATAATCTTGATATTTTCAACTTTAAAATTAAATGAGAACTGATTATCAGTTTCACCTACAACAATAGCATATTCGTTAGAAGTATCATTTTTCTTGTCACGAACAACTAGTTTGATAACACCGTTCTCACCAATAACGGAAAGATCTGGAAGTTGATAAACTTGCGCTGCTTTAGTCAGTTTCTCCAAAGAAGCACTATCTAATTGAAAAGAAATATCTTCAGATGGAAGTGTAATCTCTTTTTCTGGAGGAGAAATGATAACTGCAGGATCGGCAAAGAAATACTTCACACGACGCTTACCTTCTTTAATACTCAGATAAGAATCTTGATTGAAATCCAAGTCAGGATCTTGATGAAGACTCAGACCATTAAGAAACTGATTCAAATCATAGATAGCGAAGTCTCGTGGAAAATCTTCCTTAATATCTGCCTCAGCAAGAATATTCTTAGCAACAGAAATAGTGCGAAGACGATTACCCTCTTTCACTAAAATTGAGTTATTAATACCTGCAAAATTTTTCAAAACCGTGAGGGTGTTGTCAGATAGTTTCATAGTTTGTGTTTTGAGTTTCATTATTATTGAGGGTAGGTTTCACGTTCTGCATTCTTATCATTAAAATGCATTAGGAGAACAGCATAGTGGAGGATCTTAATTATATCACGACGTGCCGTGCCTTTCTTATCATATCGTGATGCATACTTAAGAATATTAGATCTACAGAATGCTTCACCATCACCGCAGGCTTCAATCAAATCCAGTGTTTGAATTTTATCATCACCAGCAGAATAATGTTGTCTATAAGTTCCTCTAATATAATCAAGAAGTTCTTCTACAATCTCCTCTTCATTATATTTGAAAGAAGTTGCTGAAGAGTTAGGAATTGTATCAGTCATATTTGGGTTATTAATCAAAAATTCATAATCACTATGTCCCCAAGGACGCATACCATCATCAATGGTTTGATTCGTTAGCAGTTCAGTATAATCTGGATATGGATATTCATCTAATCCATAATCTATAGTTGTTTTTTTTGAGACTTTAATCTCAGGATACGGGTATTCATCCATAGTTAATTCATCATATAAAAGGGACCAGGAATTAATCATATTATATCAAAATTGCATTTCATTGTCAATCATATAAATGTTGTCCCCCCATTTTTTTGTTGAATTCTTCCTCATCAGAAGGCATTTGGAAGTCAGCATCTACTTTATCATAGAGTTCAATAAATGCCTGTTTAGTTTCATCATCGAAACGATTCACACAAACTTCAATTGCTTTCACTTTATCTCGAAAAATTGCATAGGCGCGAATGATGTGAACCAAACGACGAGTAGAGATAATTTCTTCAATACCACCATCATAAAAAGTCTTGCGAATAATATCTGCCCAATCAGAAAGACAAGCGCAAAACTCACGATCTGTCAAGTTAAGATCAAGACAAATACCTTCAAGAATCTTGGTCTCAATTTTAGGAGTAGGATACTCTTGCTCAAAAGTCAATGCAAACCGCTCAAGAAATGCTTCATTCAACACATTAGTGCCAATGAACCGCCCATCATCAGAACCTTTACCTTTAGTATTAGCAGTAGCGAGGATGTTGAAACCTTCTTTAGGTTGCACATAGCGACCAATCTTTTTCAGGAACACACCTTTACCTTCAAGGATGGACTGGAGACAGAGGATTTTATTACTAGCAAGGTCAACTTCATCGAGTAACAGGATTGCTCCTCTTTCAAGTGCTTC